GCGTTGAGGCCGGGGAACTGCGCCCTGAACTCCTGCTTGTCGAAGCCGGGGATGCAGGCGATGTCCGCCATGGGCGTCCTGAGGACGGTGGGGACGGTCACGATCTGGATGTTGTCGTTGCCATTGAAGACCTCTGCGAGGACTTCGTACTGGCCGCCGCCGTCGTGGTTGGGAGTGCCCCGCATCACGACTACAAAGCCGGAATTCTCCGCCAGTCCGCGGATGGTCTTTACTGCAAGGAGCATTTCCTTGGAGAACCGGTTCGGTCCCACCTGCTCCTGGTTGAAGATGTCGCCGGACACGCACACGATGTCAGGCTTCTGGACGGCCGCCTCACTGACCATGCTGTCAAGGCAGCGTTCGATGTCGAGGAACCTTAAGTTGACGCCGTTCTGTGTCGGGCCTTTGTATTCGCCGATATGCCAATCAGCTGTATGAAGGACTTTCATTTTCATCCCACCTTTCTGAAGTGACTGCTTATGGTTTTGAGGAAGTCGGTCAGGATCTCCACCTGTTCGTCATCGATTCCACAGAAGTTGAGATCGCCGCCAACGAGCACTTCGCCCACAAAGAGGACGTTCCCGACGATAGGGTGACCGTGGTCGAAGAAACCGTAAAGGAGCGATGCGACGTTGTTGACCGGGAGGTCGTGGTACAGGCCTTCCTCATCGATCAGCATGGAGACCATACCTTCTGCCTCATAAGGATCGACAGCTTTGATGACACCTCCCCAATCTGTGTACAGGTACCTCGGCCTCACATGCTCAATGGTGCCGCATTTGCTCCCGATCAGGAGCGTGAGGACCGGATGGGTTTCGCGGTATCCGCCCTCAGGGTAGTCATGGACGCTGACCGTTCCGTCAGCTGCCAGCTTAACGAGTTTTTTCATCTTGTCCCTCCTTTCTGGCAGGTCATGCACAGAGGACGTCCATACCTGCGCTTCGAAAAATCATAAACGTTCTGGTTGATGGGCCGTCCGCACTGGTCGCACTGGAACTCTGCGTCAGGTCCCTGGGAAGCTCCCCTGCTCTGCATCTGCCGGGGCTGCTCCTGAACAGGAGCGGGATCCGGGCCGGCGAAAGTAGGTTCCTCTTCCGGCTGGCCGGGCAGCTGGTAGTCCTCAGCAAAGTCATCATCCACGTTGTCGGAAGCGAATGCCGGGTTGTCCAGATCTGCAGATACGTCCATGGCGGGTGCGTCACCGGAGAAGCCGATCTGCTTCACCTCCGGGGCCCTGCCGCCGAACATGTTGGTCACGCCGTTGATCCCGCTGGTGAGCATCGCCTGTCGGATCATAGGATCGCTGTAATCCGGGCTGAATACTACGGTGGGGATGGCGAATCCCCTGGACAGTTCCTCAATGGTATAGGTCCCCTTGAGGCCCAGCAGGGCGCGGATCACGCGGAGCTTTGCTCCCGTCATGGCTTTCTCTGCCCAGGTCTTCCGGAGCAGGGCCATGTTAACCATGACCGAGCGTTCGATGTAGCGGTCGCGTTCCGAAGGATCGATGACGTATCCCTGGACCTCACGGCCCCACTTGTTCTTGAGGCGCCGGTACTCACCTTTGAAAATCTTCGCGGCTTCCTTGGCCTGCTTTTCGTCAGTGATGCCGTTGGCAGCCTTGTCCATGAATTCGATGCGGTACTTGTCCTCCTCGTCCTTAAGGCAGATCTCCTTCTGATCCGTCTCTGTGCGGGTGGTACCGTCAGACTTGCGCATGGCTCCCTGGGCCTTTGCCCGGTAGGTGTACTGGTCGACCCTTACGCCGAAGGTCTGATCAGGGTTGAACTGGATGCCCGCCGCCATAGCGAGCTTGTTGAGCATGGGTTTCGTGAGGGCGTATACATCGGCCCAGATATCTTTCCCGTCAGGGCCCTTGCGGCCGGTGTTGGCGGTTCCGACTTTGAAGATATCGCCGGATGTGTTCCCTGTGTCGCAGGGCACGATCTCGACGTGGTAAGAGTAGAACGGACTGATCTGCACGTCCGTAGACTGGGGAAGGAGCAGATTGTAGCTTCCGAAGCGCTGCTCCATCTCGGATAAAGAATAGACCTCGTTTTTCATACTACGAGTACCTCCTATTGTTTTTTGGATCTCTGCCATGCTACAATAGAAGGGCAGAGATTGATGACATAGTTCATCCCGGCGCTTAGTCCACGCCGAGGGCATTTGTGACAGCAAGTGTGAACTCTGTATACGCGTGTCCTACGCAGGCTTCAGCTACGAGAGAGACCAGATAGTCCGCTGATCTCCTCGCTCCATCGCTATCACCGTAGCGCTGGAGAATATGCTGGAGCTTTTTTAATGCCGCTTTATTGGCATCCTCGAATTGCGCATCTGTAATGGAGCATCCGAGCTCCTGTTCAACGAGTTCTCTTATCTCACTCATTTCAGTATCCTTTCCAGGATCTTCGAAACGACCAGTGCGGCCGCTCCTGCGGCCACCCATTCACCGCCCATGGCATAGTAGCCTCTCATGTGAGCGAAGTACGGGACCTCCATCGAAACGATGGCCAGGAAGACGATCACTCCGACGAGGGTGGCTACCGTATGGCCGGAGTAGGTCTTCTGTCTCTTCCGGGCGATTCTGCGCGGAGCTGCTTCTTTTGTGCGGCGGATCGTGAGCCGCAGGCCGTTTCTTGTCGCATACCTGCATCCGGCAGGAGCGTCGATATATTTGTGGGTCAATTTGTTTTCCTCCTAGACTGCCATGCACAGCTGGCCGTTCTCTTCCCGGCGGATCAGCGGTGCATATTCTTTGGTGATTGCTTCTCTGGGCTCGATCCTGACCGTCTTTTCGTCCTGGCAGTCACATCTTTCGCCCGGATCCAGATGCGCCCCGCAGATGGGACACTTGCTGTAGTACAGTTGTCATTCCTCCTTTCATTCGATCATGAACTGTGAATTAAACAGTTTCTTGGGAATCTTGCCGATAGGGTATTCGGCGGTGAGCACTCCGGCCTTGATGCTGCTTGTCCGTACGCTCCGGATCAGGCGGTAGGCGGTGCTCTTCCCTACTCCAAGGAGCTCCTGGACGTCAGCTGCCTCGTAGTATGGCCGGTCGCTCCGGCCCAGCTTCTTGATGACACCTTTCATAGCCTGTCTCCTACAGATTCTTCTCGCGCCAGCATTTGAGCTGCTGTGCAAGGCGTCCCATCTCTTCCAGGGTCTCGATCACTGTCTTCAGGTCCTCTTCTTCCGCTTCCTCAATGATCCCGTCTGCCGTGATATCCAGCAGGAGCTTCTTGGCTTTCTTGACCTTTGAGAAGGAACTGAGTGCCTCCAGGCTGATCCTGTCGAGTGAGTCGTCCTGCACCTCAGGGAAGTTCTTTCCCAGAGGGCACATGTGCTTGCAGTACTGCATCCGCAGGTGCGGGGCCCTGTACGCGGCGGCCATGAGGACCACCTCTTCGGGATAGGGCGTCATCACGCCCAGTTCGATGCGGGCAAGCCGATTCCTGTCGATCCCAAGCTCCTCACCTGCTCCCTCCCGCCCGGCAAGCCGGTCGTTAGTTTTTGCGGCCTCTGAACGTGCTTTATAGAACACGTTCTCGGTCGTGGATTGCGAAATGTTCACGCTGTTGGTTACCTCTCTTTCGATATAGAATTAAATTAACCGCAATTAGCCTCTTCCTCATCGGGATAAGGGATACCGAGGTACATCCCGATCTTCCTGGCCATTTCTGGAGCAATAACACGGTTGTTGATGATAGAGGATAGCCATTCCCGGGTCACACCCATCTTGGACGAAAGGTCCGTGACCGTCATGTCACGCTGGATCAGTTCTTTTTTGACATCCTTATTCCACTGAGGGAGTCTCCGTGCCACTTTTTGTGTCCTCCTTTCCTGTTTACTTTTGTGAACCACAAGTATAAAATAAAGAAAATTCTGCCCATTGCAGCGGGCTCCTTCCCTTTCGGTTGGCGCTGAAAGATTTATAATTGTGAACCACAGTTTTATAATAATACCCATATGCGTATCTGTCAATCAGAAAATTTCTCATATGCGTATTACAGGTACAGAACAATGACTATCGGAAACAGGGTCCTGGCTTTATTGAGGGAAAACGGGTTGAAACAGAAGGACTTGGCAGAGTATCTTCATACGAAACCCAGTACGGTGAATGGCTGGAAAGCCGAGAATAGGAATCCATCTAGCGACATGATTATACCTATATGCGAATTTCTTTCCGTGTCACCCGTCTTTCTTTTGACCGGAAAGCAAGAAGATGATCCATGTCGCAACAATGAATTGGCCGGCGTAGCCCGCAAGCTGAGCCCTACTGGGCAAAAGGAACTGTTGGACTATGCTAATTACCTGCTCTACAAAGAGTCCGTTGCAGCGGATCCAGAACTAAAGCAGGCAAAATAATACCCTTCGTGTGGTACCGAAGGGACTAAGGAGGAATTACTTATGAAACGAAGACTTGTGATGCTTATGATCGGACTGGCCGTGGGCCTTACCGCCTGCGGAGGTTCATCATCTCCTAAAGAAGAGCCCGCCGCTGAAACGGCACCGGCAGCAGAACCGGAGGAGGCCGAAGAGGTCCAGGAAGAGCCGGCGGAGGAGCCGGAGGAAGAAAAGGTCGAAGAGACCGCAGAAGAGACAGCAGAGGAAGCTCCTGAGGAGACCGAAGCCGAGGCCGAAGTCAAGGAAGCTGCAGAAGCTCCGGCACCTAAGGAAGATTTCCCGTATGACGTGACCTTCTATAAAGAGGTCAGGAACGACACGACTGGCAGATGGAGGATGGGCGTAATGGCAGAGCCCGTCCAGGTCCAGGATATCGCCCTCGACTACTGGAACCATTTTGCCGAGAGCAACGACGAGGTCCATGTCGTAGTCAACTTCGCTTACAACACCACGACAGTGATCAACCGCTACGGCGATACGCTGGTCATGGATGTCCATGAGTACGTTGACGGTGAGGAGCACGATGCCGACATCGCCGGCAGCGGCCAGTACCTTGGGACCTTCACCGTAGACTGCACGACAGGCGAAGTCACCGAGATCAAGGCCAACTAAAGGAGGCAGCCATGACCACAGGGGAACGCATCAGGGAGCTCAGGCTCAAACAGGGATTGTCGCAGGGTAAACTAGGGGACTTTGTCGGCTGCTCCGGCCAGGTCATTTCCAATATCGAACGGGGTTACACCGGGAGCAATTCCGACGTGATCGGCAGGATCGCGGCTCATTTCCACGTGCCGGCCGGATACCTGCTCGGGCTCTCTGATGTGAACTGGAGGCCCGACAACAACGGGTCTGACCCCGCCATAATCAGCGCAAGGATCAAGAGCCGGCTCGACGAGCTGGGGATCCAGCAGGGAGTCCTGCAGATAAGATCGGGCATCCCGCCCGTAGACTTCGAAGCGTACTGCGCAGGGGAGGCCCGGCCGGACGTCGCCGCACTGGCGGCTCTGGCCAAGGCCCTGGAGACCACCATCGACTATCTGATCGGAAACTCCATCTATCCGACAGCAGTCATGTCCGAAGACGAAGAAGACATGGTCCTGTACTTCAGAACCATGTCTAAATCAGAAAAGCGAATATATATGGGCATGCTCGAAGGAAGAAATATCAAAACACAGGGGAACTGACACAATCAGATTTCATCATAAAAGGAGTGCAGTAATGGCGAACTGCAGTCCCTCCGAACAGGCCCATACGATGAGTATAGGCCTTTTTGGTGTTGAAATCCATAGCTTAATTGAGGTGGATATGCCAGCCTACAAATACAAGACCAAGGCAGGGAAGGTCCTGTGGTACGCGAACTTCTACTACACGGACTGGCTCGGCCAGAAACAGCACAAGTGCAAGAGGGGATTCAAGACCCAGAGGGAGGCGAAGGACTGGGAGCGGATGTTCCTGGAGGGCACTTCGAAAGACCCGACGATCCTTACAGGCGCCCTCATAGAAAAATACATGGCGGACTGCGCCACCAGGCTCAAGCCCTCCACCATGGCAACGAAGCAGTGGATCTTCGACCTGAAGATCACGCCTTTCTTCGGGAAGGTCAGGATATGCGACATAGACCCTATCATGGTCCGGAGGTGGCAGAACGAGCTCCTGGATTACCGGGACGAGAAGGGGCAGGCATACACCCAGACCTATCTTAAGACCGTCCACAACCAGCTGTCGGCGCTGATGAACTATGCCGTCCGCTACTACGGACTGCGCTATAACCCGTGCCTGACCGCCGGATCCATCGGAAAGGGCAAGGCGGAGGAAATGCAGATATGGACCCGGGACCAGTTCAACCAACTCCTCCCGCAGCTGAAGCGTGCCGACTACCGTCTGGCCTTCAAGCTCCTGTTCTATACCGGCATGAGGAAAGGGGAGCTCCTGGCCCTTACCCCGGATGACATAATGGAGGACCGGATCCGGATCAACAAGAACTTCCAGGTGGTGAACGGGGAGGACCTGATCCAGACACCGAAGACAGACAGGAGCATCCGGGACGTGACCGTCCCGGTCACGTTGATCCAGGAGGCCAAAGACTACATAGGCTCCATCCTGATCGAGCATGACGAGAGGCTGTTCTTATTTAAGAAGCACGGGCTTCTGGCTGCCTTCAATGCGGCCATCCGCCGGGCGGGCCTTCCGAAGATCCGGATCCACGACCTGCGCCACAGCCATGCGGCCATGCTGATCGACATGGGCGTGCCTATCGATGAGATCTCCCGCAGGCTGGGCCATGAGTCCACCCGCACGACATGGGACACCTACGCCCATCTGTACCCCGGAAAGGACGTCCTGCTTGCGGACCAGCTGAATAACGCCATCCTGTCGGATTCCGAGAAAAAGGACGCCCAGGAGGCGGATTAACATCACATTAACATCACGGGCAAAAAATAAGTGCCAGTTTTCCACGGTTTTATGCGGAAAACTGGCACTTTATGCATTATTCTAGTTCAATGGGGCTCAGCGTATTTTCTGACATCGCATGACACAGAAGCCTTTCGTCATTTCCATATTTTCTCACCATTTCCACGCAGTGATTTTGGCTCTCTTTCAGCTTAACATCACGATAACATCACGGGAGTATTGCCAAAATCCTTACTCTGGTGATGTTAGCCGTCAATAGTGCACTCCACCACATCCTGTATCTGGCAGCCAAGATGCTGGCAGAGCCTGTCTATGACATCCAGCCTCACGCTCTCATTCTTGCTCAGCTTGGCCAATGTGCCCCGGCTGATCACGCCCTGGTCCACCAGGGCTATTTTTTTTACCTCCCTGTCTATGAGGGTCTTCCATAAAGGTTTGTAAGAAATCATTGTGCGCCTCCTTTCCTTTTATCTATGGTAAGGGATTTTGTTCTATCTGTCAACAAATAAATTCTATATTTGTAGAATTATTTTCTAAAATCCTATTGACACAGGGCATGCCTTTGGTACTATAGACTCAACGAAACGCAAACAACTGTTCGGAACGGACTACCGGACAGGAGCACAGAAAGGACTAAAGAAAGGACACGCTACCATGGAAAACACAATGATCAAGAACCAGACATTCGGAGTTGAGATCGAAATGAACAACATCTCCCGTCCCCACGCACAGGATGTTGTCGCAAGGGTGCTCACCGAGCAGGGACACGGACCCGTAAGGAAGGGCCACAGGAACTCCTACGACAACTACTACGTGATCGACAAGAATGGACGCGAATGGAAATGCGAGTCCGATTCCTCTATCCGCAACATCGGCGAGGGCACCTGCGAATTTGTCACCCCCATCTGCAAGTACGAAGATATCGAGCTTCTGCAGACCATCGTCAGGGAGCTGCGCAAGGAAGGCGCCAAGACGGACGATTCCTGTGGGATCCACGTACATGTCGGAGCAAAGCCTCACACCGCACAAAGCCTGAAGCGCATGGTCAACTTCTTCGTCGGCAGACAGGACCTCTTCTACGATGCCCTTGAGATCGGAGCCAGGGCGAACCGCTGGTGCAGGCGCATCAACCGGAACCTGCTCACCGAAATGAAGGCCGAAAAGGACAGCCTCACGAAGTCCCGGGTCGAAGCCATCTGGTACAGCAAGGCGAATGACGATTACGCCGGACGCATCGACCACTCCCACTACAACCCCACCCGCTACCACGGCCTGAACCTGCACGCAGTTTTCACAAAGGGCACCGTAGAGTTCCGCCTCTTCAACGGCACCCTCCATGCTGGAAAGATCAAGGCATACGTTCAGTTCTGCCTCGCCATCAGCGGATGGGCCATCCTCGCAGACAAGGATCCGGTCTTCAAGAGCATCGCCGGGTACACCCCTCAGCAGAGGGCCACCCTGATGAGCAACATGCTCCGCAACCGCCTCGGTCTCTCCGGGGACGAGTTCAAGACCTGCAGGATGCACCTGCTGGCTCCCCTTCGGAGAGCTGCCGGCATGACAACAACAGAGGCCGCCTAAGCGGCCTCTCCAGGAAAGGAATGGTGGATTATATGAATCAGAAGACATGGTGTGTTTTTCTTTACGGGGATCCCCTCAAGTACTACAGAGAGGACTATCTTAACGAGATCCGGCCGATCGAAGACACCTGGGAAGACCGGCTCTCCGAGGAGCTGGAAGAAGATGGCATTGATTACACGTCACTGAAAGGAGCAAGGATCGCATGAAAACATTCATCATTTACTGGGTATACTATGGAATCCGAGGGGCTGAGGAAGGCCGCATCAAGGTCAAGGCCAGGTCGGAAGGCCAGGCAGAGCAGATCTTCTACAGCAGGAACGGATCATTCAACAGGGAATCAATGATGGGTTACGTTGTTGAAGGAGTGGAGGAAAAGGTGTCATGATGGGAAAGAAGAGAGTGTACATAGCATACGGAAGCAACCTTAACAAGGAGCAGATGGCCGGAAGGTGTCCGGGTGCCAGGTTCATCGGCACCGGATACCTTCGGGGATGGCAGCTTGTCTACAGGGGGACATCCAGAAGACAGGGCGTCGCCACCATACGGCAGGCGGATGGTGACAGCGTTCCGGTCGGGATCTGGTCTATAACAAGGAGTGATGAACGCGCTCTGGACATATATGAGGGGTATCCTCACCTGTACCGCAAGTACAGGATCAGCGTGGAAGGGAACGACGAGGTGTCAGAGGGCATGGTCTACATCATGACACCGGGCCACAGGCCGGCTGCCCCGTTCGACGGTTACGTGGATACTATCTACCAGGGATACATGGACTGTGGACTTGACGGGAGGTATCTGCTCGACAGTCTGCGCAGAAACCTTCGGGAGCTGAAGGTGCAAAGAGGGGAGGTGTAACCCTCCCCTCTCGCTGTCTGCGGCTGTTGCAGCAGCCGCAGCGGGTCACTGGCGGTCCGACTTGACTGCGCATTCGATCCGTGGCGGATCGTTGGGCACCCTGATCATCAGCTCGTCGAGGTCACAGTCCAGCGCCTCACAGATAAGATCCAGCTGCTCCAGACTTACCCGTTCTGCAAGCTCATGATACAACTCGCCGATGGTGTTGGGCCGGATCCCGGTCACCCGGGAAAGCTCAGCCTGCGTCATCCGCAGTTCCCCTAGTTTGGTGGACAATAAAATTCTGATCATTGCCATTGCTCCTTCCGTTACGTTTTATCACTGAACAGTGATTCGTAAGAGAAAAAGTTATTTTATCTCCGTAACTGATACATTCTATCGAAAAAGCGGGGCAACGTGCATAGCCTAATTGCAATAAAAAAAGACCCGGTTGACCTTGCGGCCCTCTTCGGGTATTCACAGGCAGGTCAATAAAATGCCCCCTGAGGCCAAGAATCAAAGCCTCAGAGGGCATTTTTGTTGTTGTCCTACTGATTTTTCTCAAAGAGTTTTAATCAGATCCTCAATGACCTGGCTGGCGGAGCATCGACGCTCCTGGGCCACTCTTTTAACCTTTTCGATTGCTGCGACAGGAAGGCTGTACATGACGCCTTTCATTTCCCCCTCTTCAACCTCTCCGAAGATCTCTTCGTACTCTTCGACCTCCAGATGCTTCTCGGCCCACTCCCTTGCCTCGTCGAATGTCATGGGAATGATCTTGTCTCCAGAGGCCCGGTTGCGGCTGTCGATCCATGTGCAGTAGCGGGATGCCGGTCCGCCTTCCCCGAAAAGAAAGAACTCTCCGGTCCTTTTCTTGTACAGTGTTTCTTCCAGCCAGTTGAAATCGTTCCTGCCGTACCGTTCGCTGTAGAAGCCGACCTGCTCCGCTGTTTCAGTATTGTATTTCTTGCCATTGATGATCTTCTGCATTACTTTCGCCTCCTTATCTATACCCGGCCTGCAGGTTTTTTGCGGCCGTTTCTGCACATTCCTTAAGGTAGTCTGCTGTGTACTGGTTGATCTCTGCCACGATTCCATCGTAGTCCCTGGCCGTAATCAGGTAGGTCTTTCCTCCCTTGATTCCTACGACATATTTGAATCTGATTTCCATACAGTCTACGTCAGATCCTTTGTAATCCTTCCTCCATCTCTGGATGTAGGAAATGGAATTCAGCTGTACAGTTGCCTCCTCCAGGTTGATAGCTGCCATGATTTCCTTTTTGATGCTCATTACTTTTTTTCCTCCAGCTTATTTTCGGTGTTCTCCGCTTTCGCCCCACCCATCACTGTTCAGGCTCGATCATGATGCACAGGACCTTTGCATTTTTGTCACCGTACCAGCTTTCAAAATCGGCAAAGACGGAAGTGTTTGCTAACATTGTCTGATTGTATTCATCCTCGTCCATGGCTTCGTACAGGATTCTGTCATGTTCCTGGTTGATGTCGTATTCCTCAATCGGCCGACAATTATCAGTGTGGAAGTGGTTCGGGAAGTGTGGACCTACTCCTTTGCTTTCGTATACCTCAACATCTGCTACTTCATACATGTTCATTATTTCTCTGATTGTCATCTCTTTCTCCTTTCGTGCTTGTGCTTTTATTTAAGCAGAGCTTCGATCTCTGCCAGTCTTGCCATAAGCTTCTCACGCTCGATCATGAGGGCCTCTCTGTCGATCCCGTCCTTCTGTACTTCCTCCACCTTGATGTGGTAAGGGTTTTCGATCTGCAGTGCTGCTCTGGGGATGTTTCTGATCCGGAGCACCGCTCCCTCGTAGATTGTTGTTCTCCAGTTCTTTACGCTCCCGCCGGAGCCGATACGTCCGTCTACCAGAGTCACATCCTCGCAGACCTTTGCTCCTGAGTCTCTTCCCCAAGCCCTGACCACTGTCTTGCCGAAGAGGGAAATGCTTTCGCAGGTTTCCCATTCTGTCTGAAGGAATGTTACGTCTACAGTAACCCTTTCGCCCTCGGCGGGAAGATCTGTTTCTCCATATACTTCCTGCATATATTTCCTTGCTGTGTCGATCTCGCTTTCCGGGATCATCCAGCATCTGTTTTCTGCGTTCCACTTTGCTCCGCCGATCTGCTTGATCTTTGCGACAAAATCTTTGTTATAAGGTGTGCTTACATATGCCTTACCTTCTTTGACTGTGATCTTCATTGTTCTTTCCTCCTGTGTTTGTTTGGGATGTTTCCCTTTCGTTACTATTATGGTACTGCACTTTTCTATAAAAGTCAATACTTTTATAGAAAAGTTAGCCTAATTTGGGCAATAAAAAAAGACCCGGTAAGGCGAAAACCTTGCCGGGTCGATTTGTGTGAACAACACTATCTAGAATCGTGTCATCCTCAAAGAAGGAGGAAATTGATGTAGTCCTGTACGACCTGCGGATCGTAGCCATCGGCCGCAAGCCTCTGGCGCCTCACCGGGTCCCTGCCATAGTCCACGGTACCGGAAATGATTCCATTGGCCACTGTTGCCGCTTTGGTCACAAGTACCTGAACATCGTTGTAGTACTGCCCGCCTCCAGGCACATTAAGGAGAGCCTTCCGGTTATCCCCGGAGCCAGCATAGCCCTTAAGTACATATCCTGCAAGCGTCCAGCAGAGGTCGTCATACCAGTCCTGATGGACGTACAGATTTACCCACTTCATGGCAGCATCGTACCGGGAGCCAAGGCGGGCCCTCCGCTCATCGGCGTTGCCGTGCCTCCGGATCATGACCTCTGCGGCCAGCTCCTTATCGGACAGATCCGGCGAAGCGAACGTTCCCACCCAGCTGACCGGAGCCTTGTCGTTGAACTGGACAGTCCGTCCGTTCTGGCAGAGCTCCGTGACGTTCTTCTCGCACCTGGGGACCACCTGGCCCATGTGGCACGTGAAGGTCAGATCTCCGTTGTGCTGTGTGGAGTAGACATTTGAACCATACTTCTGGTACCGCGCATAGGCGGCACGTGCCCAGCTGGCCGGGAAGGTCTTGCTGTTTTCATCACAGCAGTTGGTAATCAGGACCGTCGGCTGGATCTTCTTTGCCCATGCCAGAGGGTTGTTTGAATCCACACCATGATGATTGACAAAAGCAATGTCGATATCCCCCAGCTGGTTTCCCGCACGGGCCATGCACTCGTTAAGGGTGGAGGGCTCGGCATCGCCGCAGTTGAGGATCCTGCAGCCTCCGAGGTCGATCCGGAGGCACAGGCTCCGGGCATTGTTTCCTCCGGAGCTCCGGGCATAAAGAACATGCACGTCCGCGTTTCCCACCCGGAAGGAATCTCCCGTCTGCAGATAATGGATGCTGATGCCCTTGGCCTTGGCCTTGGCGATCATTGCCTTATGGCGGTCCAGATCCTTGTGTGTCTCCTGGACAGGCGCCGTTGCAGATACATACAGGTCAGAGATCAGACCGTTGTCCATGTACCATACATAGTCCCCGTTGTGGTCCCTGTGCCCGTGAGTGATAAGCAGTCCGGCCTTTCTCCCGGACAGGAGCCGCTTGGTGTACTCCCTGGCATGGGTCTGGCCATATCCATAGGTGTCCATGATGAGGAAATGGCCACCGCTTTCCACGATGGCCATGGTCCCCCAGGCCGCGTCGAATCTGGGCACATGAAGAATTCCCATTGCTTGCCTCCTATCTTACTTTCTCGATATACTTTGCGCTGACATATCCGTAAAGGTTGTTGTAGCGGATATAGAACCATGCCTCCCCGTTAGGAGCATACACAGTGTCGCAAACCTGGACCACTTTTCCCCTCTTCAGAGGGCTGAAGGAGCAGAATCCGTTCGTCTGTCCCTTGGCATTTTTCACGCCGGGATGCAGACGGACATTGAGCGCAGAAGCGGTCACCCGGCCCTCAAATTTGAGCTGTTTGGAGGGATAACCCTTGGGCACTGTGATCTCTTCGGTCTTGGGTTTGGACGTCCCTGTGGTCACAGGAGCGGCCTTGGCGGGGCTGGTTTCGGAGATCAGTCTCTGCCAGTCCGCTTTGGTCCCGTAGAAAACGCTGCAGTCCAGCTTATCGTTATATCCGGAGAGATACAGATTGGAAGAGTACTGGAACATGGCCGCTTCCTTATAAGGGGACAGCCCTTCGCAGACCTGATCCGGATTGAACTTGGTGATCTTTGCGTTCTTGCCATAAGCAGCGACCCACAGGGGATACCCCGCGTCATGGATGGCGCCCAGCTTATTGACACGGCTCTGCTGCGTGTAAATCATGGGGCGGATCCCAGTCAGCTCATAGACCCTGTCCAGGAAGGCCTTCGCGTAACCCTCGCCCACGGCAAAGCCCATCTTCTCATCTTCATAATCCATGGCCAGGCCTGCCTTGCCGAGATAAGGACCCATCTGATTGACGTAAAAGTCCGCTTCTTTCACGGCCCCGACCGCCTTCTCGTCATTGTTGAGGAAGTGGTAGCCGGCCCACATCTTCCCTTTCTTGGTCAGGATATCGGCCCAGGGCTTGAAGCTGTCGTTTATGGAGCTGGCAGCTCTGGAGCATTTGATGAGATAGATGTCGATCTCGGGGTGCTTGTCAATGAACGCCTCCAGATCCAGACCCTTCTTCCACTGGATATCACTGAGATCGATGCAGTTTTTCCTCGTGGATTCCGGCTCGGGCTTTTTCGCATCAGCTGCAGATGCCTCGGCCGCAGCGGTCTGCTCTGCCTTGTGGCCGTCTGCCACCGTATCGCAAGTAATATCAGAGTGCTGCGCCCAGAAATTCCAGTCACGCGGGCTGTATTCGGATTCCACTACCCCGTAGGCATGCCCTTTGGCTTCCACTACCACACCGTTGCCGGCGTAGATCCCGACATGAGAGATATTGGCCGGTGTGGATCCGCGGAAGAGCAGGCGCCCGGGGACCTTGTCGAACGTGCCGATAGGGCCTTTCTTTTTAGCAGTCGTGTACATCCCGGATGCAGACTTATCCTGGGATGCTCTGTACTGCGGAGCTCCCTCCGGGCCGTCACACCACAGGTAGCCTTTGATAAGCCCTGCGCAGTCATGCACCTTCTTGCCGAACTGTCTGGTAAAGTCGTTTGCTGTATAGTAGCGGGGATACTGTGCCTTTTTGGCCCGGAACAGGGAAGCACTCCCGATCTGGCCAAAGGTCCCCCACCAGTAGGGGCGTCCCAGCTGCGCACGGGCGTAAGCGATAAGCCCGCTGTTTGTCTTAGCCATATTTTCCTCCTTCATTGAAAAAGAGCGGACCACTCAGGGCCCGCTCTGTACTACTTATTCCCACGTATTACTACTTATTCCTACTTACGTAGGCTTAGTCCTCTGCTGTTTCGTCCTCGTCTGCCGGCACGAGAGAGAGGTCATTCATATTCATTTCTTTGACGGCAGCTTCGATCAGCATCTCCAGCTCCTCATCCGAAATGGTGATGTTCTTATGCAGGAGCATCTTCCGGAGGAACTGCGTGACGATAACCTTCCGTTCCTTTCCCGTGTAGCTGCTGTACATCTGCTCTGCGGCAAGGACAGCCTGGCTGGTCCACTTAATGATCTGTTCCAGCTGGGTACCGCGGGTCCACTCCCGGATCGCCGGCACCAGGTAGCGCGTGATAATAAACGCTGCCACGCTGATCAGTACTTCAATGATCCGTAAAATGAGTTCTCTGGGCATTTTTATACCTCCAATTTTTTACTTAGAAATTTCATCTGTAGCGTAAGAAAAGAAATCCTTACTTATTGATTAAGTATTCCTCCAGTTTGTCACGGGCCGACTCCAGGCTCTTGGTGTCATTCCCGTTCAACTGGTGCTTCACAGTCGCGAGGGTCGCAGCCAACATGATCTTAATCTCGCTCTGAATGTCCTGGATACTTGTAAAATCCGCTTCTGCCTTTTCCTCAAGGCGCTTGATACGCTTTTCATGGTCGGCGATGGTGGCGTTCTGCTTTTTCTCGGGGGCGCGGATCACGCCGATAACCTTAAGCACATACGTGCCTGCAGCTCCGATTGCGGCCAGTCCCACGCAAACCGCCATAAAAAGCGATCCTGCTTCTGCAATAGTCATGACATTAGGGTCCAACGATATCTCTCCTTTCCTGATTTGTTGCATGAAAAAAGGCCCTCAAAGGGGTCTGTCTCGCGTCATGTGCATGAAGGTTCCTCCCTTCGGGGCAAAAAAATAACTGGCCCGAAGCCAGTTTTCCTGCAATGCTATTCAGTTCATGTACCGTCAGGCGACGGGAGTGATGGTGTAAGTCACCTTATCCTCATTCCTCTTCAGTTTGTGGGTCTTAGTGCCGTCCGGATTGACGAGATACCATCCGTTGATCTGTCCAACCGCCAGCGTGGTGTTCTCTCTGCTGCCGGCATACATGCAGAGCTCGTACTCTCCATCTCCATCGATGTCGAATTTTACGATCTCGTTTTTGCTGGTGACATATCCCTTTGTCCAGACCGGAAAATCCTTGGTCTCCAGTGCCCTCACCCTGTGCTGCAGATCTACCACCATCTGGAAGAGATCCACCTGGGCCGCATTGTTGACCTTTTCCGCCGCAATGGCCAGGAGTTCATCCTTCTCCGCTTCGGTCAGGTCACATGAGGCATAGAGCTTCTTGATCCTGTCTTCAACATCATCGTAGTTATAGTCGCTGGTGCTGAGAAAATTCTTGACGTATTCGTACATTGTCATAATGATGCAAACCTCGCCGCCAGATACGCCTGGCTATTACTTTCATCGATCTGCTCCTGCAGGAGCTGGGCCGCAGTCTTTCTGACCGTCTCGCCCTCTCCCTGGTCCGGATCCGGAGCAGGATCCTCAACTGTTACTTCGTCCTCGAGGCTGCCGTCATCCGGGATTGTCCCGTCATCCAGCTGGGCCTTGATGGTGTAGTACTCATCCTCTGTGATCTCGGTCACCGCCGCAGGAGAGTACTGGAGATGACCTGAGTCGGCCATCCATTCATCATGATACAGGATCCCTCCGTAATCGACAGCTTCCACACGGTCGATGTCAGACACGACAACGAGGTCATGCTTCGCCTGCCACCTGCGGAAATCGTTTTCCGTGCACACGCCGACGATTGTACGGTCCTGCACGACT